CAATCGGAAACGATTTTAGAGAAGTTGGTATCGTTGTAGACCCAACAAATGCTGGTACAACAACAGTTGCAACTGCAACACAAACAAGAATGACACATGCAGTTAAATTTTCGTCTACAAGTGGAATATTTGAACCAGACGAAAAGATTACACAATCAGGAAACAATGCTACTGGTAGAGTAGTAGAGTATGATAGTGCAAACAAAATTTTATATTATCAACAAGAACAGTGGGAAAACTATGGAATCGATTCTAACTCTTCCTCTTCCACATATCTTACTAAGGTTTCATTCAGTGGAACTAATACTATCTCAGGTGCTACATCTAGTGCATCTGGAACACCAGTTTCTAACTCTCCCACAGAAACACTAAGTAATGGTGGTACTATTGCGTTTAGTGCTGGTGGCGGTGGATTTGCCGTACCAGAACTAGAAACAGATAGTGGAAAAATAATTTATGTAGAAAATAGAAGACCAATTTCTAGAGCTTCAGACCAAACAGAAGATATCAAAATTGTAATCGAATTCTAATCATAACAGGAATGTGAAATAAATGGCTACCAACTTTAATGTAAACCCATACTATGACGATTTTGACAAGACTAAGAACTTCCATCGTGTTATGTTCCGTCCAGGCTATTCAGTTCAGGCAAGAGAACTTACACAGTTACAAACTCTCATCCAAAGACAAATTAATAACTTTGGTGAACACATTTTTGAGCAAGGTTCAATGGTTATCCCTGGCGATATCAACATTGACATGGAATATCATTATCTTAAACTTGAATCGATTTACAATGCACAGGACGTAGAAGTTTATAGAACAAACTTTAAAGACAAAATTATTACTGGACAAACAACAGGCGTTCAGGCAAAAGTAATTGGTACAGTCCCATCAACAGATGCCGACCCTATCACTCTTTACATTAAATATGAAAACTCTGGTACAGATGGAGAGACAAAAGTTTTTGCAGCTGGAGAAACTATCCTTTCTACAAATGCAGATAATACAACTGTTAAAAATCCATTACTCACAACCAATCAAACCATAGAATATGGTTCTCAGATTCAAGGAACTGGTAGTCCTGTTGGAACTGGCTCTGCTATGTTGGTACATGCTGGTGTATATTTTGTAAACGGTTTCTTTGTAGAAAATACTGAACAAGTTATTCTTCTTGACAAATATTCTTCAACTCCTTCTTACAGAATGGGTTGGACAATTACAGAAAGTTTTGTAACACCAGAAGAAGATAGTTCTCTATTAGATAATGCAACAGGTACATCAAACACTAATGCCCCTGGCGCTCATAGATTTAAAATCAATCTCACTCTGACTAAGAAAACACTTGCAGCAACAGACGATACAAACTTCTTAGAACTTGCTCGTGTGAACGGTGGTGTAATTGAACAGTTTAAAAAGTATGCAGACTATAGTGAACTTGAACATACTCTTGCTCGTAGAACAATGGACGAGAGTGGAAGTTATGAGGTTCGTCCATATCAATTAGAGACTCGTGAACATTTGAACGATGGAACTAATCGTGGTATCTATCCTCTATCTAATGGCGGTGATGTTGATAAAGTAGTATTTGCAATTGAGCCAGGAAAAGCATACGTTGATGGATATGAACTTGAGACAATAACTTCACAGTTTGTTAAATCTGATAAACCAAGAGACTTTGCTCGTGTAACTGACAAACCAATTCAAACTCCTATTGGTAATTATGTTCTCGTAACAAATGTTACTGGTTCTCCAGAGATTGATGAGTTTGAACCAATTAATTTGTATAATGATGTATTGGGAGTTGCTGGTTCTGGTAGTATAGTTGGTACTGCAAAAGTTCGTTCTTTCATATTACATGATGGTGATTTCACAGGAACGCTTTCTGAAACAAAATTCAAACTTGGATTGTTTGATATAAACTTAAATGATGGTATAGATTTTGAAAGAGATGTTAAACATTTTCAAAATTCTGGTAATACTTTTTCTGCAAACGTAAGTCCTAATTTTGTATCTCTATCGGGAACTGCAACATCGTCTTCTGGTAGTACAACTGTAACTGGTACGAGTGGTTCTTTGTTTGCCCAACAAATTGTTGCTGATGATGTAATATATCTAAATGATGTATTAATTGGTCGTGTAGCATCTACTCCGACTTCAAACACATCACTAACATTAACAGGAAACGCTTCGGCTACTGTAACGAATGGTGGTATTAAAAGATTTTCATCTACTCTAGTTCGTCCAGATCAAAAGTTACTTGTATTTCCAACTAACTTCTTTAGAGTTAGAAAACTTCGTGGCGACTCTACTTCAAACCCAGACAACGAAAAATCTACTGCATATACAGTAAGAAGAAAGTTTGCTGCTGATACAGTTAGTAGTGGTTCAATCCAGTTCACAGTGGCTGGTGCAGAAGAGACATTCTTATCTACTGCAAACTTACAGAACTTTGTTTTAACTATTAATACGGCAACTGGTGGATCTTCAAGAAGTGCTGGAGATATTCTAGATATTACTTCAGGCAATTTATCTTTAAGTTCTTCTGACAGAACTATTACTATTAGTGGATTGAATTCACTTTCTAATAGTCCTTGTACAGATGGTGACACTGTAAATTTCATTGCATCAATTCGTAAGAGTGCAAATGATGCTACAGAGAAATCTAAGACACTTGTTAGTGATGCCACAATAGATATAACAGGGCAGAGTTCAGTACAGAACACAGAAATTACATTAGGCAAATCTGATGGATACGTCCTCAAATCTGTTTCAATGTCAGTTGGTGGTTATGGTTCATACTCTGCTTCAAATGCAATTGATATCACAGATAGATATGACTTTGACAATGGACAAAGAGATGCATTCTATGATCTTGCAAGAGTTAAATTGAAATCTGGCCAACCAGCTCCAACTGGTTCTTTGCGTATTACTTTCGATTATTTTAATCATACTGCTGGAGATTATTTCTCCGTAGACTCCTATGATGGTGTTGTTACCTATGTGAATATTCCAACTTACACTTCTGCTAATGGCGATGGTAACTTTTATGAACTACGAGATTGTGTGGATTTCCGCCCTCGTATTGATGATACTGGTGTGAACTTTACAAACGCATCTGCTAGTCTCGCAGAACTTCCTGCTATTGGTACAACAATGGAAGCTGACTTCTCTTATTTCCTTGCGAGAAAAGATTTGATATTCATGGACAGACTTGGTGAATTTGATATTATTAAAGGTGTACCAGCTTTAGACCCTGTTATTCCTCAACAACCAGATAATGGTATGGTTTTATTTGAAGTAACTTATGAACCATATGTTGTAAGTCTGAATGAGATTTTGGTTAAGAAGATGGACAATCGTAGATATACGATGCGTGATATTGGAAAACTTGATAAGAGAATTTCAAACTTAGAATATTACACTTCACTCAATCTTCTAGAAAAAGAAACTGCTGATCTTGTTATCAAAGACTCTGCTGGTTTTGATAGACTAAAGAATGGTTTTGTCGTAGACAACTTTACTGGCCACATTATTGGTGATATTAAAAACCCAGACTATAAACTTGCAGTTGATATGACAGAACGTGAAGCTCGTCCAATGGCATTTACCGATAATGTTAGTATGATTGAATCTGGTGATAATGATACTACAAGAACGAGTGCAAACTATGTGATGCACCAAGATGGTATTATCACACTTCCATACACACATGTAAGTCATATTAATAATCCATATGCATCAGACAGTTTTGATACAAATCCATATAAGGTTGCTGCATTTACTGGTGAGGTTAAACTTGTTCCATATTCGGATGATTGGAACGATGTAACTCGTAGGCCGGATGTGGTTGTTAATGACGATAATAACTTTGATGTTATTCGTGAACTTGCTGATGCATCTGGTGTTACAGGAACAGTTTGGAATAACTGGCAAGACAACTGGTATGGACGTAGACGCCAAGTTGGTACAGATATATTAAGTAGAACAAATCGTACATCTTCAAGAAGAGTTGCTGGCGGTACTTCATTCACCACAACACAAACAACTAGAAGTAGACAAGTGTTCTCACAACGAGTAGGACAAGTTCGTTCTGGTATTAGAACTCAACTTCAATCAAGTGTTGAATCAAATAATCTTGGTGATAGAATTACAAATATTTCTATGATACCGTTTATGAGAGCTCGTCCAATTTCATTCGTTATTGGAAACTTGAAACCTAAAACAAAACTTCATGCTTTCTTTGATAACGAAACAGTTACAACTCTTTGTCGCCCTGCCGATTTATTTGAAGTATCAGGTTCAAACATTGCACTAGACCCATTTAGTATTCAATCGCCTGGTTCATCAGGTTCAACAGATTCTGGGCGTATTGACCCTGTATCAGAAGACTCTGTACAGGCATTTAACTTTGGTGATATTATTAGAAACCAAACTCAAAGTGCAAGTTCTATTTCTGGTATTGTTAAAAATAGTTCTACTGTTGCAACTATAACTGTTGCAAGTACATCAGGCATTCGTCCTGGCCATCATGTAAGACTAAGTGGTATTGGTGGTTCTACTAGACTTAACTATAGAAATTCTAGAAAAAATAATTATCTGGTAACTTCCGTTTCTGGTAATACATTTACAATCACAGAGATTGATGGTTCTGCTCTTGGAACTATTAGTTCGTATACAAGTGGTGGTTCTTGTCAGAGATTACAAGCCTCTGCACATGTATCTAAACAAACAGTTACAGAAGATGGTGGTAATAATAGACAACTTTCTCTTGTAAATATCATAAACGGTTTTAGTGTAAGTGATGTTCTTACAGGAACTCTTAACAGAAAGTCTGGTGGAATTAACCAAGTAACTGTTGTGGGAATTAACGGTAGCACATCAACCACAACCAATCCTACAGTAAAAACTGATGCAAGTGATTTGGTTTCAGATCATCTCGGCAATATGATTGGAGTTTTCTACATTCCTAATACTGAATCTCTTCGTTTCAGAACTGGAGAACGCATATTCAAAGTTATTGATAATGTAAATGCTAGTACTGAAAAGGGTGCATTTACATCTCAGGCAGAAAAGATTTATAGTGCTACAGGTATTGCTGAAGAAAGAGAACAAACCATTCTTAATGTAAGAAAGGCTGAGTTTGTTCGTGACCGTAGACAACAAAATAGAAATGTTAATAGAACACTTCGTAGTGGTGTGAACACATCTTCAAGGGCAATTGGAAGTAGATTTGTTGCCGATCCTCCACCGCCTCCACCGCCAGCAAATAGAGGTGGCGGCGGCCGTGGACATGATCCTCTTGGACAAACATTTATCAACAAAGGTGAAGAGGGTGCATTCGTAACTAAACTAGACTTGTTCTTCCAGACAGCTGGTACACGACCTGTTTATGTTCAGTTAACAGATACTATTGATGGACACCCATCTAATAAAATTATCGCACAAAAAATACTACAGGTTGAAGACATTAATGTGTCTGATGATGGTTCTGTTGCAACAACATTTGAATTTGACTCCCCTGTATACCTCAAGGATGACATTGAATATGCATTCCTTGTGAAGGTTGATGAACCTGGCTGTAGAGTATTCTTCTCAGAAGTTGGTGCTACAAATCTTGCTGATGGACGTTTGATTTCTTCAAACCCATTAACAGGTACGTTGTTCTTATCTCAGAATGGTTCTGTATGGACACCACATCAGTATCGTGATGTTAAGTTTACTTTGTATCGTGCAAGTTTCAACGCTGCCGTTATTGGTACTCCAACATTTGTTAATGATAAAGTTTCCAAACAAAAACTACAAACTAATCCATTTGAAGTAAATACAAACTCAACAGAGATTCGTGTTCTTCAGAAAAATCATGGATTTAAAACTAACGATAAAGTTAATATTATTGGTGTTAGTGATGGAGTTTATGGTGCTAATAGTTCTACTATTGGGATTGACTCAGAATTCTTTAATGCAACTCACACAGTAAATAATGCAGATATTGATAGTTACACTATTACTGTTGCTAACTCAGATATTGTAGGTGGTACAGTTGCAAGTCTTACTCACGACTTTGTGGGTGGTTCTAATATTCTAGCTTCTAGAAATATTGCTGCAGATGTTGTACAGTTATCAGTATCACAAGTTAAAATTCCTGGCACAGATATTCAGTATCGTTGGACAGGAACAGATGTTGGGTATTCAAAAAATGCAACAACCTTTATTTCTGAAAACTCAAACTACTATCCTACAGAAAGAGAAGTTGTCTTTTCTGAAGAAAATCAAAACACAAGTTTGAATGGTGGCAGAACTAATAATATTATTTCTGGTACATCTGCGAATGTTGTTTGTAATATGTCAACGACTTCATCATTCATAACACCAGTATTAGATTCAGAACGTGTGTCATTGTGTTTAACTTCTAATAGAATATCTAACTATTCTAGAAGTTCTTACAATAGTACTGCATTGGATGATAGGGTTGCTTCTAATGCAACAGGTTCTATAGTGTTTAGTGCAACTAATAAAACTATGTCCACTAGTGTTGCTGGAGTTAAGGCTGAGTTTTTAACACTGGATATTGGTAAAGATATTACTATCACAAGTACTTCAAATAATAATACATCTTTTACGGTTGCAAGTATTTCTTCTGATGGTGCAACAGTTGGATTAACAACGGCTCCAACAAATGAAACTACTAGTGCTGCTGTGATTACACAACACGAAAGATATCTAGATGGTATTGCTCCTACAGGAACAGTGAACGCATCAAACTATATCACTAAGAGATTTAGTTTAGATAACCCTGCTACTGCACTGAAGATTTTGTTTGAGGGTAACAGGCCTGATCCATGTATAATTGATGTATACTATAAGATTATTGAAGAGGGTGATACAAGAGATTTTGATACAATTCCTTATGTTCTAGGAACACCAGATGTTGTTGATGTACCAGATGAGAACCCACAGTTGTTTAGAGAAAGAGAATATACTATTTCTGGTTTAAATTCTTACTCAACTGCTGCAGTTAAAATTGAATTTAAATCGACTTCAACTATAGAAGTTCCAAGGATTAAGAACCTTAGAATTATTGCGTTGGCATTATAATGGATAGATTAAAAGTAGAAGGACACAGTGGACTAGAGAGAGATGCTAATAGTAAGGCTATTATTAGTACCTCTCGTACAACTTACGAATCTTATATGCAATCTGCAATGCAGAGAAAAAGTGAAAAAGATACATTAAGGGATACTGTAAGAGAGATAAATACTATAAAGTCAGAGATGCACGAAATAAAATCTCTATTAATGCAAATGATGGATAAGAACTAATGTCAGATAGAAACGCACCAGCATCATTCACCTTTGAACAGTGGAGAGTAGAATTCAATGAACTCGCAGTAGATGTGGGTGATATTTCGAACTTGCCATCGTCCATCAACGGAACGTCTGTTAGTGATGTTATTGAAGCTATTAAAGAGATTGAGGATGGTTTATCAACTGTCTTAAATGCTAACGTAATTAACTTTGACGACTCTACAGGTGTAGGTAATGAAAGAATTAAATTTGGTACAAATGATGATTTACATCTATACCACGATAACACAAACAGTGTAATTTCTCACGATGGTACAGGCGATTTATCTATTACCTCTACTAGTGATATTACTGCAAATGGTGTTACTGGAGTTAACTTACAATTTAATGGAAGTACAAAACTTGCAACAGATACAAACGGCGTTCAAGTAACTGGAAACCTTCATGCATCTGGTAACATAACTGCTGATGGAAATATAACTCTTGGTGATGGAAACACAGACAGTGTTACTATCAATGCAGACTTCACATCACACCTCATTCCAAATGATACGAATACATATGATTTGGGTGCAAATGCAAAAGAGTGGAGAAACTTGTATCTAACAGGTTATATTGAAGATGAAAACGATGTGCAATTGACTTTCCCAACAGTGGGTGGCCCAATTGCAACTGAAGGATTTGGGATTGCTCTTGCCGTTGCGTTAGGGTAATCATTATAAATAGATTAAACAAAGGAAGAAACAGAAATGGCTAATAATTTTAAGAATGCATTTGCAACGAGTGTATCCACAAACAGTGGTTCACCGACAGATGTATATACTTCAAACAATGGTTCTGCCTGCAACTCAATCCTTATCGAACTTGATATCGCAAACACAGGAACATCTGCTGTACAGGTGACCGTTCTTATTCGTGACAGTTCTGCTAATGCAGCATTTCACATCGTAAAGAACGCTCCAGTGCCAGTTGGTTCTGCATTGAAAGTTGTATCAGGTCAAAAGATTGTGTTAAATGGAAACGATAAGGTTCAAGTATATTCTACTGCAGCAACTGTTGATGTAGTTGCATCAATTCTACAAGATGTAACATAAGGGGTTAACAATGTCTGATAATTATATTGGTGTTCCTTTTGTAAATCAAGTTTCACCCGCTTTTCAAAAAGAAGATTTTGCTGGTTCTAACCTTGGCACTCTTACAGTAGGTGGCATTTCTTATACTAATTCTTATGAGTTGTCTGCTGAAGTGCCAGGCTCGAATGCAGAAAATGTTATGGTTGTTCTTGACAATGTTATCCAAGAACCAGATTCATCATACACAATACATGAGAATGCGAGTTCCCAACCTAAAATTATAAAATTCAGTGGTTCGGTTGCAGCATCTGCCGTAATCTATGTAACTCATAGAGGTGTCAGTGGATTTCAAATGAAACCGCCTACTGGTTCAGTTGGTGCAGACCAACTCGCATCAAATTTAACTTCCTTTACTAACGATGTGTTTACTGGTAATAATTCCGCTACTGCTTTTACTCTGTCAGAGACACCTCCAAATGCAAACTCAGTTTTAGTATTTGTTGATGGTATCCTACAGAAATCTAGTACAAACTATTCAATAAGTGGCACAACACTTACATTTACTTCTGCACCAGACACAGGAGCAGAAATTGAAGCAAAACATTTTGGACTTCGTGGAGTAGTTCGTAGAAGTACAGATTTTCAATACGACTCGTTTACAGGAAATGGTTCTTTGACTGCATTCACATTGTCTACAAATGGTGCAACAACAAACAGTGCATTCATCTTTTATAATGGTATTGCTTTGAAACCCACATCAGATTATTCTATTAGTGGAACAACTTTAACCCTCACATTTGCACCAACTAATGCATCTGAAATTATGGCAAGGTATCAACTCTAATGGCAAGTAATTCAAAAAATATCGCAGAACTCTTAAATGGTGACACTACTATTACTGCAGCAGATTTATCTTATCCTTTAACTGGATTTTCTTCTACTGGTATTGACGATAACGCAGACGCCACGGCACTTACGATTGATAGTTCAGAAAATATACTTGCTGGTAAAACTAGTTCTGCCTTTAATACTGCTGGCTTTGAACTGTTTGGCAATGCAGACAAAGGTAAGTTCTGGGCTACTCGTGACGGAGGTGTTGCGGCGGCGTTCAATCGTAAAAGTTCTGATGGCGACATTGCATTGTTTGCTAAAAACGGCACCACTGTGGGGAGTATTGCGGCTAACGGCGGTTCTATTATTGTAGGGTCTGGTGACACTGGTTTATATTTTGATGCGGCTTCGGATAGATTGATACCTGTAAATCCAGCAACAGCAAGCGGCAGGGACAATGCTGTTAATCTAGGTGGTGCTTCAGAAAGGTTTAAAGACCTCTACCTATCAGGTGGTGCGTACCTCGGCGGTACTGGGTCGGCTAATTATTTGGACGATTTTGAAAAAGGAACATGGACTGTTACGTTACAAAATGCGCCGGGTGGTATTAGTAATGCTGGGGTAAGTCAGCACAACATGTATACAAAAGTTGGTAATCTCGTTACTATATCTGGATATGTAGAGTTAAATGTGGCAAGTCAAAATAGTGGTAACGCCTTTATAGTGGATGGTCTTCCTTTTGCTCCGAATACAAGTAATGCCATAGCAGGTAGCATGATTTGTAGATATGGTTCAAGTGACACTTATATGCCTTATATGGGTAATAATCAACGTATAGAGTGGTATAAAATTAATAACACAGGCAACTGGAATCTAATGACCTATGCAAATTTAAGTCAAACAAACCCTTTTAGTGCCCATTTTACAGTAAGTTATACAACATAACCCTTTCAGAGATTGGGTTGAAAATAACAACTAAATAGTATTATAAGATTATATGAAAAACAGAGGTAAAAAATAATGGCGTATATAGGAACAGAACCAACATATGGTGTCTTTCAAAGACAGGTTCTCGCTGGCAATGGGACAACAACTCAATATAATCTAGACTATGATGTTGTACAGGCAACTTCTTTACTAGTTTCTTTAGATGGTGTTATTCAAGAACCAGAGTATTCATATGATGTTGCAATAACAAATGGACAACCAGTAATAAACTTTTCTGAAGCCCCAGACAATGGTGGTAGAATTTTTATTACATACTTGGGTAGACAGTTACTTACTGCAACTCCAGCTAATACCGAATCTCATATTGATGAGTTTAATGGTAATGGTTCTACTGTTGCATTTACTTTAACAAAAACACCAGTTTCAAATACTGCTGATAATTTTATTGTATTTGTTGATAATGTATATCAAAGACTTGGTTCTTCGTATGCATTTACAGTATCAGGCGAAACATTAACATTCACTTCTGCTCCACCTTCTGGAACAAATAATATTCAAGTTATTCAATTGAATGGTTCTAACACACTAAATAGTGTTGCAGATGGAACAATTACTGTTGCAAAAGTTCAACAAGGGGTATTTGACCAAGCAGAAGATGACGCAACAGCTTTGGCAATTGCATTAGGATAATAATAGGAAAAAAACATGGCGAACACATTTAAAAATGCAGCATTGGCAAACGTAAGTAATAGTTCTTATCAAACTTTATACACTACGCCTGGTGCAACACAAACAGTTATTTTAGGACTGGCGATTGCAAACAAATCATCACAAGCAGTTACAGTCCAAGTACAATTCAGAGATGGTTCTGCATCAGCAGACTTTCAGTTACTAGATAATGTAAATATTCCAGCGAATACTACATTAGAAACACTTGCTGGACAGAAGTACATCTTAGAAGCAACAGATATTCTAAAAGTCAAAGCTGGAACTGGTTCTGCGATTGATGTTGTTCTTGGTTTTATGGAAAAAGCATAAGGGAGTAAACTATGCCATTTTTAGGTAAAACACCAAAACAAGTAGAACTCTCTTCATTTGGAACAAGAGTAAAAGATGATTTTACTGCTAATGGTTCAACCACAGCATTTACTCTTAGTAAATCAGTTTCAAACCCAAACGATATTGCAGTATTTGTAGGTAATGTTCGCCAAGAACCTACTGATGCTTATACCGTTAATGGAACAACTCTTACAATGTCAGAAGCGCCTGCAACTGGACTAAACTTCTATGTTGTTCATACTGCTGGAACTATTGAGAGTTCAGTCGTTCCTAGTGATGGGACTATTACTTCTGCCAAACTTTCTAGCGCAGTCAATACATCTATCGCTGCAAAGTTGCCTTTATCAGGCGGTACAATGACAGGCAACTTAGTTGTTAGTGCTGCTTCGCCAAACGTAGATGTATCTGATACAGGAACTAGTCATGCATCACAGGATTTCCTAACAAACAGCAATGCGGCAAGAACTACCATAGGAGTCGAAAGGGCTGCTGGTGGAGGTTTGTTTGTAGGTTCTTCTGCCCACGCTGCTGTGTTTGGTTCTGCGGGAGCAAACTCTACTCAAATAGCATCAAATAACACTGTTCGTATGACTGTGGATACAGCAGGCAAAGTAGGAATCGGAGACACTTCCCCAAGTGCTAGATTAGAAATTGGGGGTATGGCGGCTGGAGAGCAAGCATTATTAATTCAAAGCCCAAGAAACGATGCCCTTTCAAACGGCTTGGCTCGTATTAATATTACTGATTCTAATTGTCCTTTTGAGGGTTTGCTAATAGACCATGCTGGAACTGGTACGGCCTTAGTTGCAAATTCTGGTGGATCGGGTGTCCCATTGTTATTACATCGCACTGCGAACAGCGGGCAAATCGCTTTGTTTTATAGAGCAGGAGCTAATGTAGGTAATATATCAGTGGGAACATCCTCTACATCCTACAACACATCCTCAGACTACAGACTAAAAGAGAATGTAGTAGACCTAACAGGTGCATCTGCAAGAGTTAATCAACTAGATGTAAAACGATTTAACTTTATAGCTGATGATACTAACACACTTGTAGATGGTTTCTTAGCACACGAAGTTGCAACAGTAGTACCAGAAGCAATCAACGGCACACATAACGAAGTTGAAGTCTGGAAAGCTGATGAAGAGTTACCAGATGGTGTTTCTGCTGGAGATAATAAACTAGACGATGATGGCAACACAATCCCTAAATACCAAGGTATAGACCAAAGCAAGTTAGTGCCACTACTCACAGCCGCACTACAAGAAGCATTATCAGAAATAGCATCCTTAAAGACTAGGGTACAATCATTGGAGGATGAATAATGCCATTAAGTAAAATACAAGGAATTGAAGGACAGGTTACACCAAATCTTGGTCGTAGAAACCTTATTATTAACGGCGCTATGCAAGTGGCACAACGTGGGACGAGTTTATCCATATCACCTAATGAAAATGTATACATTGTTGATAGGTTTAAATTATTCACATATGCTATGGATCAGTTAACTGGTACGTTTGCTCAAGTTAGTGATGCGCCTTCTGGTTTTGCAAACTCTTTGAAATGGACAACAGGAACTGCTGAAAGTGCAATTACTGATTCTGAATATCATAGTATTGAATATAATATCGAAGCACAAGATTTACAAAGATTAGAACAGGGTTCATCAACTGCTAAAACAATTACTCTATCTTTTTGGGTAAAGTCCTCAGTAGCAGATGATTTCGGTGTATCTATATACAAACCCGATGAGGCAGGAAGTCTTTCTACACGGGTTGTCAATCCAACATATACTATTAACTCAGCTAACACTTGGGAATATAAAACCATTACTATTTTGGGTGATACTGATTCAAGTGGCGGAATTACATTAGATAATGGAATAGGACTTACTCTTTCTTGGGGTATAGGATGTGGCCCTGTATATAGTGGTACTCCAAACACATCGTGGGGTGCTTATTCAAATCCTACATGGCTTGGTAGCCAAACTCAAAGCACAGTAACAACAACATCAGGCGCAACATGGCAAATCACAGGTATACAATTAGAGGTCGGCGATACGGACACACCATTCGAACACAGATCATTCGGTGAAGAACTTGCGGCTTGTCAAAGGTATTATTATTCAAACATAAACCTTGGCAACAACAGGCTGCAGTTTGATACTTACGTTACTTCAGGTATTTACCCCGGCATAAACCTTACACACCCTACTACTATGAGAGCAAACCCCACTATAGCTAAAGTTGGGTCTTGGACAGGGTCAAATATAGACCAGTCTAGCCTTAGTTTAAATGCGAACGTAACAAGTGTAACTCTTCAAGCAGACGCAACTGGCACAGGCCGAGGGTACTTATACCCAAATGTTAATGGTGGGTTTTCTTGCGATGCGGAGTTATAATCATGGAAAATAATATGGACATTACAACAGCACAATACCAAGCTGACATGGATGGCAACAACTCAAACATCAAAGCAACAATAGACGGACAAGAGATGTTTGTCCCACTAGACCCAGCCAACATACACTACGCAGAAATACTCAGACAAGTAGAATCAGGCGATTTAACCATTGCAGACGCAGACTAAATAGTATAAAGAAATTAGGAAACGATAAATGCCATTTATAGGAAAACAACCAGAAGTCGGTGCGTACTCCAAGTTAGACGCTATCACTACGTCAGCTACTGCAACGTACAATCTGACTTTAGGTGGTGGTGCATACTACCCTTCAAGTGCAAACCATCTATTGGTTTCTCTGAACGGTGTCATGCAGGCTCCACAAGATTCATTCACAGTAAGTGGTTCGACAATCGTATTCGCTTCTACACTCGCAAGTACTGATAGTATCGACTTTATCATGGCACTTG